GTGGTTTCCAAGTTTTGAGTCATTCGAGGACTATCATATAAATAATATTAGATTATAGTCTTTGCGGACTTTATACTCCCGTTTCTTTAGAGGCTACTACTCCTCAAGGACAGGTTGTAGACAGGTGGGGAATCACACAGTCACCATCCCTATTGACACACATATCTATTAAGTAGCGTGTATCGGTCGGGCAGCGTTAACGATGGCTTTTTGATAAAAAGCATAAACTTAAACACATCTCTAAGATCTTTCTTAAATGGTGTAGGTTCGGCTAACGGATACTTTCCTTTAATATGTTCCCAGGCCATGCGGCATACTTCATCGCATCTACGATCCGTTCCAGCCATCCAGAGTACTCCAATGATTCTAGTTAAAACATCACCAGGATCGGTATCTTTATCCTCTGGATATACAATTTGCGCCAGCACTAAAGCCGGCTCTACAAATACTTCGTGACGATTAGGTATACTCTTTCCAAGAAAATCAAATTCATAACCTTCGCATTCTCCATCTACAGGATAGCAATTATAGAAGAATCCCTTCTGCGGATGCAGAGTCTTATTTAATTCTTCTTTGGCTATAACAGCCAATCTATCTCTATCATGAGTATAACCAGCGAAATCTACTGCTACTGAAAAATCATCACCCAAGTAAAGAGCAAAATTGAACAGTTCATCAAAAGTACCTAAAGAATAATCAACATAACAACGTTCTTGAGATAATCGAAGAAACAAATACGTTGAATAGTACATATTGAGAACCGTACCAACTAACTGAGTAAAGAAAGAACCTGAGGGTATTCCACCTTTGACTAAAACTAACGAGTCATAAAATAAGATGGGTGTGTTTATGAAATAGTCTACCATACGTGACCATCTCATCAACGACTTTCTATCTTTAAACAGAACGAAATCTTGAAGAACATCAAAAGCCCAATTAATATCAAAAGCACTAATTTCTGAATCAAAGGACTTCCAATCTGCTCCACACTTAATTCCTCTCCCTTTACACATATGATCCCAATGGTATTGAGCATAACCAGCTAACCAATTATAGGACCAAGCAAAATAAGGAACTTTAGACATTAATTCAATCAGAGGAACAGCATATGTAGCTTCAATCATTGTCATCTCCATAGGATAAGCCCAAACAAGTCTTGGTTTATTTTCTCCCACTTTACAAAGTGGCCTACGGGC